GGGTACGGGAATAGTATACCTGATTGGTTAGCGAATATTCTTGTAGGAACACCTGGTTATCCTGAAATACGTCAGCGAATTCTAGACGCGATAGAAGAGGCTGGACAACCAATACCTTCTTTACCTCCAGTCCCTACTGATGATGAAGATGACCCTGAAGAATCACCTGAAGTAACGCCCTTGCCCGGTACTGATGACCCTACAGCACCTCCTCCTGATGAATTTGTGCCGCCACCTGAGCAGCCACCTGAAGTAACACCTTTACCGGGCCCTATTGATGACCCTACAACACCTCCTGATGAGCTTGTACCGCCGCCTGAACAGCCGCCTACAACACCGCCTATAGATGAGCCTGTAACACCACCTGAAGTAACACCTTTACCGGGTAGTGACGATCCTGCAGCACCTCCGCCAGATGAGTTTGTACCGCCGCCTGATGTTGGTGATCCTGATGATATTTTTGATGATCCTTTTGAAGGCCCGTTACCAGGAGGAGATGATCCTGATTTTCCTGAATTTCCTCCTGAGTTTATACCACCACCTGAGCTAGAACCTCCTTCAGACGATCCGGCAGCGCCACCCGAGGTAACACCTTTGCCAGGCGTTATTGATGATATGTTGCCGCCTGAGTTTGTGCCACCGCCTGAATTTGTACGACCGCCTGATGAGCCTGTAACGCCTCCTGAAGGCCCGGTAGCACCGCCTGATGAGCCTGTAGCTCCACCTGATGATGATCCGGCAATACCGCCTGAAATAACCCCTTTGCCGGGCGTTATTGATGATGAGCTGCCACCACCTGAATTTATTCCGCCACCTGAATTTGTACGACCGCCTGATGATGATCCGGAAGCGCCGCCTGATGATCCGGAAGCGCCGCCTGATGATCCAGAAGTGCCATCTGACGATGATCCGGCAATGCCACCTGAAGATGGGTTTATACCACCTGAAGATCCGATAGCACCTCCTCCTAGCAGTGGTGGCGGCGGTGGCGGTGGCAGCAGTATGTTTTCGCCGTTCTATGCTCGACTTAATTATCAGCTGCCAGAAGTTCCGTCATTAATTAAGCCTCAAACGGCAAATGATATGATGGGTGGCTTCCTTACAAGAATGATTGCCGATAGGGTAAAAAGATGACCTATTTGAATTTAGTAAATAATGTGTTGCGCAGGATGAGGGAAGAGGAAGTTAGTTCTGTTTCCTCTACCACCTACGGCAAGATGGTTAGTGCTTATGTTAATGACGCTAAGCGTATCGTTGAAGACTCTTGGGATTGGTCTGGATTAAGAACGACCATCACCATTACAACAAGCGATGATGTTTACACTTACGCGCTGACCGGCGGCCAAAACAGAATTAAAGAACTAAGCGTTATAAACGATACATCCAATCGTTTTATGGAATACAAGACGTCTACGTTCTTTGACGAAAAGCGTTACATATCTGAAGAGCTAAAGGGGTCGCCAACGTATTACACCTACAACGGTGTAGATGCCAGCGGAGATACCCAGATTGATGTATACCCAACGCCTGATGCTGCGTACACAATTCGTTTTACCTGCGTAAAGCGACAAGATGATTTAACTGACAACAACGATCAAATGACAGTGCCTGCAATGCCGGTAATTCATTTGGCTGTTGCGCTGTTAGCAAGAGAAAGAGGCGAGACGGGCGGTACGTCAGCTCCTGAGTATTTTGCAATTGCAGATAGGCACCTATCAGATGCTATTGCGTTAGATGCCCAGAAGCACCCAGAAGAAACAATCTTCTATACGCCGTGAGGTAATTATGGCCCAGTCATTACAAAGCATTAATCTTGTAGCCCCTGGCTTTAAAGGTATAAACACCGAAGATTCGCCTATAGCGCAAGATCCTTCTTTTGCTGAAATTGCAGACAATGCTGTAATTGATAAGCGAGGGCGGGTTGCTGCGCGTAAAGGCCATAGCGTTATCACTACAAATAAAACGGCACTTGGCACTGAGTCAGTCAGGGCTATTGCTGAGTTTAAAGATAACGCTGGGAACACAAAGATTTTTTCTGTTGGAAATAACAAGATCTTTAGTGGCACAACAACGCTCGCTGACGAAACACCTGGAAGCTATACAATTTCCGCTGACAACTGGAAGATCGTTAACTTCAACGACAATATTTATTTCTTCCAGCGCGGACACGAGCCTTTGGTTTATGACAATGCTGGCGCAGCGGTTGTTACGCTAAGCAGTGTGACTGGTTCTGCCGGCGTTGTCTCTGGAATGTACGGCAATGAAGTTATTGGGGCCTATGGTCGACTTTGGACAGCAGACGTTACAAATGACAAATCTACTGTTTACTGGTCAGACCTTTTAATTGGTCACGATTGGTCTGGTGGCACAAGCGGCTCAATTGATGTGTCAAAGGTATGGCCAGATGGCTATGACGAAATCGTTGCTTTATCTGCGCACAACAATCTTCTTATTATCTTTGGAAAGCATAGCATCATTGTTTACCAAGGGGCTGATGCACCGGCCTCAATGACCTTGCTAGACACGGTTGCGGGCATCGGATGCGTTGACAGAGATACTGTTCAACATACAGGGACAGACGTGCTGTTCTTGTCGTATACCGGCCTAAGAAGTTTCGGCAGAACAATCCAAGAGAAGTCAGCCCCCATATCGTCGCTGTCTTCAAATATTACTAAAGACATCATTGGCTCACTGCAAGCTGAGACTCAGTTTTTCCGCTCGGTTTACAGCCCCGAAGAAAGTTTCTATTTACTCTCGTTTGTTGGTCAAAACATTATTTACTGCTTTGATGTTAGGGCGCAGTTAGAAAATGGCGCGTTTAGGGTTACTCGATGGCTTAGCACTGGCTTTACGTCATTTGCCCGAATTGAAGACGGCACTTTGTATATTGGTACATCTGAGGGAATTAGCGAATACTCTGGCTATCAAGACAATGCAGAGAAGTACAGATTCAAATACTACAGCCCTGGCTTAACCTTTAACGATCCTTCAAGAATCAAGATGTTAAAGAAGATTAAACCTACAATCGTAGGGTCAAATGCCGCCGATGTGTTTTTAAAATGGGCTTATGATTTCAGTACGTTCTATAAAACTGAAAGGCTAGATCTTCTTGGAGGCGGTGTAGTAGGGGAATATGGGCTAAGCGAGTTTAATACAAACGCCCAATATACAACTGGTGAAATTATCACCAGCAGAAGAAACGTAAACGCTAGCGGATACGGCACGAGCGTATCGGTTGGAATGGAAGCAGATATTAATGGGAGCGTTATATCGCTTCAAGAAATTCACGTATTAGCTCTAATAGGTAAAATGATATGAACGGTCTTATGGGAACTGGTCAAACAGGTTACAGTGACGCACCTTTTGTAGAAGGTGGCTATACATCACTTCCGTTTGTTGCGGATGCTGCCGCGGGGAAACCAACAAAACAAGCCCCAATAACCGAAGGCAATCCTCTGTTTGACTTTCTAGCTGGAGGAGCTGGCCTTGCGTTAATTAGGGACGCATACGAAGGCCTTGAAGATATTGGCGAGCGTGGTTTAGAGCTTGGCGGGCAGCTTGCTAGCCAGGGTATTTCGCAAACTCAGTTCCGTCCTTACACAATTTCTACAGCTACTGGCGGTCAATTTGGCGCGGCCAGAGGCGCGGATGGTGGAATTGATTCCACAATGACTCTTTCTGAAAGAGAGCAGGCGATAACAGATGCTCTTTTTGGTCAGTCAGCGCAATACTTTGGTCAACCCACCACTGGCGCGCAGGAGCTTCAGCAAGCTGGGTTAGGCGCTGTTGCAAGCGGTCAAAGCATGATGGGAGAAGTGCCATTCGGCGTTGATATGACTCAAGACGCCGCGCGGCAGGCCTTCGGCCTTGGTAGTCAATTTATGACCGGCCTTGCTGACCCTGTAGATGCGCGAGAGCAAGCTGTTTATGAGCGCATGAGAGCGGCTCAGACGCCCGAGGAAGAGCGTCAGCGTTTAGCTCTAGAGGAAAGATTGGCGGCTCAGGGCAGACTTGGCACACGCACTTCGCAATTTGGCGGAACATCAGAGCAATTAGCCTTAGCCCAAGCTCAAGAAGAAGCAAAGAACAGGGCGATACTTTCAGCTATGGGGCAGGCTCAAGCAGAGCAAGCACAGCAGGCGGCATTAGGCGTTCAATATGCAGGTCTTGGCGCCAACCTGTCAGCCCAACAGCAGGCCCTCAGAGCCTCTCAGCAGGCTCAGGCGCTTCAGGCGCTACAAGCGGGCCAGGGCTTGCTAGGCGGCTCTCAGGCGTTAACACAGGGTCAGCAGCAGCTGGGCATGAGCGCACTGGCAGGGGCGTATCTGCCACAGCAGCAACTTGTTGCGGCAACGGCGCCAGGTCAGACTGCGGCGGCACAACAGCAGCAAGCTCAGATTTATGGTGCGCAGTTGTTTGGAGAGGCGCAAGCATCAGGCATTGACACGCTTCTTGCTACAGCGCTTGGTAGAGCCAACCTTGCTGGCGCGTTGGGTACTGGATTGTTTAGCGGAGCTTTGGGATCTGGTTTTGACTTTGACTTCCCATTCCTTCCTTAAGGAGATAAATAATGGCACGTTTTGGTAGAGATCTTGTTAGATCATTAACACAGCCCGCTTACATCGGCGGACTCTTTGAGGCTGGACAACAACTTGGAGGCCTTAGACAGGATCGACGAGAAAAGGAAAAAGAAGCAAGGCTTCAAAAAGGGCTATTTGGCTTAGAGCAGATGGCAGCCTCGGGAGAACTTACGCCTGAGATGTATCAAGAGGCATTAGGCTCTTACTCTCAAATGATTACTGACGAAGAAAGCGCAAATAAAATTCGCGAAACAATGAATCGCGTGCAGTCCGATGTCCAGGCTACATCAAAGTTTGAGGCCGGTTCTGCGCTAAACTCTGTTAGAGAGCGTATGTATGAGGTTGTAAACGACCCAGCCCTCCCGGAAGCAGAAAAAAACAAGCGTCTAGCAGAGCTTCAAGTAGAAGCAAACACAATCGCAAAGGACGGCGGCCTTGACCCCATGGTTGCAGGAAATCTTGGAAGAACCGTTCGCCAAGATATGTTTCAAAGAGAGCAGCAAAAGCTAGAGGCGAAGCGGGTTGCTGAAAGGCATGATATTACCGTAGATCAAGCGGAGATGGCTGTTGCAAGATTTAGTCAGTGGGAAAAAGACGTAGATGTTCAGAATCTGGCCAATGAAGTAAAGGCAGAAATGAACAAAGATTTGCTGCTAAAAACCCAAACAAGAGCCACCGGCTTAAGTAGAGAGCAATTCTTAGAGGCGAATCCAAACAAAGACTATCTATATGACGAGATTGAAGCTGAAAATCTTGAAAGGGATAACAGACTTACCGAAGCTAGAAACAAAAAAGAAGTTGGCGGATTTGAATACACAGATGAAGAGCTTAAAGATATTGGCTTTAAAGAAAATGAGATAAAGATGATCAGGGACATTGCTAAATTAAATGTCTCTCAGGCGCACAACGCAATTATAAGCCGAATGGGAAGAATCCCTGCAAGTAAAAACGTAAGCGCGTCAATGATTGGGAAGATAGCCGATGCCTTGCTTGTTGATATCATGGATACAAAAAAGCCCGGAAAAATTTATGGCGAAAGCAAAAAATATAGCTATGGAAACAAAGAGGATGTTGAAGAGGCAAAGGCAATAGCAGCGAATAAAGCTGTGAAAGTTGCAGAGTTGATGGCCGATGGACAAACTTTTGAATTGGCAGTGGAAACAGTATTTGCAGAAGATTCCAAAAAGGCAGACGAAAACAAAGACTCTGACAAAGATTCAAGCTCTGCCTCGGATACTGAGGGCGAGCTTGCCAGACTGCTTAAATCCCTTGAGAAAGGAATTCCTCTAGAAGCTTTGGATGAGTCTAATTAATGAGTTTTAGACTTCAATCAATGGCCTATAAGGTTCGCAAGCTTGCGGAGGCTCAAGGCCGTGATGACATTCTTGAAGCGCTAGATAATATGCCTATTCCCGATGACGGCATATCAACTAGAGAGGGCCGTTTATTCCAAAGGGAAAAAGAGGATCAGCTTCTTTATAGGGATCGCCTAGAACAAAGAGAGCAAATTAAAGAGATTGAGCGGCTTGCGAAGGAAAAGGGTCGCCAGGATATTCTTGATGCCCTTGATCCTATTAAGGCTCAGGTAGACGCCGACATCTTTGACGCTGAAGACATCAGTGAGGAAGCTATAGGCACAGGCATCGCGATTACCGAAAGCTTGACGCTTGGGATTATCGGCGACGAAGCGGCGGCTTCTATCCACTCAAAGGTTACTGGCGAAGACTACGACAAATCACTCTCTAAAATGAGAAGGATTGAAAAGGAGTTTGCCGAAGATCATCGAGCCATTGATATGGGCATTAGGATTGGTGCTGGCCTTATACCCTCTGTTCGGCTTGCAAAGATGGCCGGTGTTGGAACCACAGCCGCATCAGGCGCGGCAAGGCAGGCTGGAATTACATCCGCTGAGATTGCAACATATCGTTTCGCTGAAGGCGAGGGAGGCGTAAAAGAGCGTCTTGAAGGCGTAGCGGATCTTGCGTCAGAGCCTTTGGCTATTGGCGCTGTAGCCCTTACAGGGGGATTGGGTGGCGTTGGCGGTAGAACAATAGGCAAGGATCTTGAGCTTGAGGCTGGGTTGCGTGCTGCCGTTGAAGCTGAAGAGAAAAAACTGCGGTCTCTTAGAGAGGGAAAGGGTGCTCTTTCCGGCAGTAGCGTTGTCGGCAATGCTCAGCTGCGCGCAGATGAAATGGTTCTAGACTTCTACAATCAAATGGGCCGAATGCCTCAAGGCACTGAAATTACAAACGTCTACCGCAATCTCTCTGAGGAAATGGAAATCCCCATAGGCCGAATAATGCAGTCGGAGATGAAGGCCGGAAAGATGAGGGGCGATCTTAACTATGCAAAGCAAAGCATTGATGATGTTAAGGGCAGGTTAAATCAGGGCGTTAAGTTTAAGTCTACAGACGAAGCGCTAAGCAGCCGAAGCAAATACTTTGGGTTCCGAGACTTTTGGGAAGATAAGCTAGAGTCTATTGTTAATGTAGCCAAGAACCGCGTGAGCAATGAGTTTGGTGGGTCAATGCAAAAGATGGCTACCCGTATGGCGCAAAATCAACAGGCGCTAGACAAGGTGTTCTCATCGCCGCAAGTGCAATCGTTTGGCAAGGTCATGCAGGATGATAGGTCTGGCCGCATAAAAATGGAGCTGCTTAATTTCTCAAACACTGGCGTATCTAAGGGCGGAGTGCCAAAGGTCAGTGCAGAAGAAAGGATGGAGGCTTTCGAGAACTTTAAGTCCTTACTAACTAAAGAGCAGTTTGAAGGGTTTCAATTGCTGCAAAAGCTAAGACTTGCTCAGGCCGATGACTACAGGACTTTTGTTTATAGAGAGCTTGGCGATGATCCGCTGTATTTCCCGTCTCAGATGCTTGCAGAAACTAACAGAGCCTCTGTTTTTGTTCGGCGTGGAATGCCCAGAAGGGCCGCAGACGAAAACATGAAGCAAATTCAAAGGGGCAAACTTGAGTCTCCATCCGAGGCTTTGGCTTATGAAAGTCCTCTTGTTGTTATGCGAGACAAGTTGGTTTCTGACGACGCAGTTATACAAATGCACAAGGCGTTCAAGCTTCAAAACAACTCAAACAGGTTAATAAAGGAATCGGCGGAAAAAGTCCCTACAGTTGATCAAAGAAATGTTGCGAAGGTAATTAAGAAGCGAAAGAAAGCCGTTCAAATGGAGATTGAAAATGGCGAAGCTGCGTTTAGCCAGCTAAGAAGCGGCCTGAAAGATGCGGGGGCAAGCGAAGGCGCTATTTATGCTGCGGACGATCTTATGCGTAGCTTTGTCGTTAGGGGTATTCAGGCTCCAAACAACTGGCTAGCCAATATGCGTAAGGCCGCATACATGGGAACCATTGGGAACCCTTACTCAGCCATTCTTAACTTTGGTGATAGCGCAAATACGGTTGTTAATTTTGGCGCAGACAACACCGCCCTGGCTATCAGAGAGTATTTCAAGAGAGGCGGGTATACCTTTGGCGTAGAAGATGTCGGCCTTCTTCAGCAGGCAACCGGCGAATTCATTAGAGAAGGCTCCAAGGGATGGCAGAAAAGGTTCGATAGGCTTAGCGACTTGACGTTCCAGTCTTCTGGTTTCCGTGGCGCAGACCGAGCGGGCAAATCACTAACATTGACGACTGCGGTGAAGCGGGGACAACAGAAGGTTCTTGACGGATCAATTGATGCAGAATATTCCTGGCTGTTTAACCGAAACGAAATGGCAAGGCTTAAGTCTGACCTAATTAACAGTCGACGGACACAGCGAGTTAAAGAGTTTGCGGCGGCAGAGCTAGGCAAGCTGCAACCCTCTGACATGGCGCAGATGCCGAAGTGGTACATCGACCACCCTAATGGCCGCTTGCTTTACATGCTGCGTACCTTTGGCATTAAGCAGCTACAGCAGATTGATCGCTTGGTTATTGAGCAAGTTAAACAAGGGAATCAAAGAGAGGCCATCAAAAACGCTATTGCTTATGTCACCATCGTTGGAGGTGGCAACACCCTGCTCAACGAACTTAGACAGCCGCTAAAGGGCGAAGAGTTTGGAGATTTAGATAGAGCGCAAACGTACTTTACAGACTTCTTTATCGGCGTCGCCACTCTCAACTCTCAAAGCAAATACGCTATTGAAAAAGCCATAGAGGGAGACCCGAAGTCATTCATTGGTGGCTTTATGCCTGCGCCGGTTGATATGGTTGAAGACGTATCAAGCGATTTCTTCCCGTTGCTTGTTGGAGAGAAAGACCTGGAAGAGGCAATCACCGAAGGCAAGGGCATACTATGGGCGCCCTGGATGCGAACAGTCCAGCCCATTCTTGAAGAAAACCTTTAGTCCCAGCTTTCAAACTCTAACCAGCCAGCTACACCTGCCGCCCTATCATTCTCCATACGGGCGGCCTCTTCCCTGTAATGCTTGGCTATTTCCTTCTGCTCTTTGTTCATGCGCTTGCCCAGCATCACATCCTCGGCCTTCTCCCTTAATAACTCAAGGGCACCCTCGCCGTACTCGTCGATGTAGTGGCGAACAAAGTAGTCAGGATTGCTGCCGTATTTCTGGTGACAGCCGTAGCAGTGAGCAAAGGCATTCATTCCGTCGTACCGTATGCCCTTCTTAGCGCGTGTAAAGTAGTGCGAGCAGTGTAGCCCTGTGCTGTTTGACTCGTACTGTGCGCCACAACCTTGGCATTTGAAGTCGTTTCGTATGCGGACGCATCGGCTAAACCAATGGTCTGCTGCTGTTCTTTTTAGTCTCACTTTATAGCTCTCCCGATAAGCTCTGGTATTGGCGGAACAACTGCATTGCCTAAGCATTTAAGTCTGTATGATTGACTGGGAACCCCATTAGCCACTCGACCCAGGCTGGGTTCAGTTTGCCACCCGCTTGAGCCGATAATGTTGGCGTCTTTCTTGTGTACTCCGATGGATAAGCTCCCTCTTTGGCGTTGTGTGCTGTTGGGGTAGGCAATAATCCAGATCCTATCTCTGTGATGGTGCGCGCCAAGTTCGGAAGCTGGTATACAGTGCCACTCCGCATCATACCCGAGCGAGGAAATGTCCCAGAGAACTCGCTTAAACCAAGCTCCCCGTTCTCCATTAAGCAGGTTTGTGACGTTTTCAAAGATGGCGTATTGGGGTCGAAGCTCCCCAAGTAAACGGGCGCACTCTGACCACAGCCCACTTCGGTCGCCCTCGATTCCTGCCTGGCTTCCTGCAACTGAGATGTCTTGGCAGGGGAATCCTCCTGTGATGACATCAACTCTAATTCCGTCTGCAGCCAATCGCTCTGCTGTGATTGTTCGTACATCGTCATAGATTGGCACCTCCGGCCAGTTCTTTTTTAATACCTTCTGAGCGTATGGATCTATCTCACAAAAGGCGACTGCCTCAAATCCTGACCGCTCCAGCCCGAGCGTAAATCCGCCTATCCCTGCAAATAAATCAAGAACTTTCACTTTAGTTGATCCTTTAGTTGTTGGGGGAAGGGTACATATACGCCCTTATGCTCTGAGAGCCACCTAATTAGCACCTCAGCGGCTTCTGAGAGTTCCCTGGGGGTTACATTAGCTGTGGAGCTTTTGTTGTACATGGACTTAATGATGGGCTTGTAGAGGGTTTCCTTGACCAGCACCTCCGTAAAGGGTATCTCCAGTTTGTCACTAAAGGGATGTCGTACCCAGTATCCCGCGTCGTTTAGCTCCTGTGCTATCTGCCGGAACCACAGGTGCATAGCGTTGTTTTGCCTGTCACTGCGGGTGGTGTCTTTGATTGCGTACAGTATCTTCTTGCCGTCACCAAACTGTGTAGTAACGAAAGCGATAAAAAAGTTCATCTTGTCTTTAGTGTCAACAAGCCAGCGGTGTGATGTATCCATTCAGTTTCCCCAGTTTCCCCAGTTTCCCCAGTTTCCCCCTAATACCCTTATTTAGCCCCCCCCTATGTCTAGGCTACCCCGCCCCCTACAGAAGGGGATTAGAGGTATTCTGGGGATTCTGGGTATTCTGGGGATTACATTGGAACCCAACGGTAAAATTTCTTGCCGTGTTCGCCACGTCTTTCTAGCTTTAGGTTGTTTCCTTTGAGCAAATCAATGCAGTTAAGAAGCTTCTTTCTGGTGCATCCATTGGGATTAATTTCGTCATCATGTAAAAGCTGAAGAAGGTCAGACTGGCTAAACATTTTGTTACTTTTCATAACGCTACTTAGAAGCACGTACTCGTCTTCGTATTTGCTGATGGCTTTACCTATATTGATCTGCGCTCGTTGTTTCTCTTTAAGTTCGCTGATGTCGTCGACTGTCATGAACTGCACAGAATCTACTGACTCTTCATACCCCACTGTCGCACTGGTCTGCTTATACTTGAATCCGCCTTCAAAGCTGATTTGGCTACGATCCTTTTCATTGATTACTAACAGCTCTTGATAGAAGGCAAACTTGTCGTTGACGGGATCAAGACCAAACATATTGTCTACGTCTGCCTTCAGATCACCTACGCCCTCATAGATCAGCCGCCCGTCCATGCTCCGGTGCTTGTTGCAGTGGCCTAGCAGGATGACTGTGCCGCCAGCAGCGGCGAACTCACGGAACACGTGAAGGACTTCTCGCATGTCTCCCTTGTTGAGGACGGGGGCAAACTTCTTGAGGGTGTCACAGATAACGATCTTTCCGTCAGCCTCTCCCTCTTCGCGGATGGCATTTAGTAAATGGAGCGCGTCAGTTGTCGTGCGTAGCGAAGGATCTGGAGAGTTAGCCAGGGTAATCATGGTCATGCCATGCTTGTGGCCCATCTTGGCTTTCTGGAGTACGCCCTTGGCTCCGTCATCTTCGTTAAAATAGATCACATCCGAGCCTTTTATCAGGTTATTCCGAATACTCTGAAATAGGTTGCCCAGAATCCACACGGTCTTACCAGCTCCTGAGGGCGCGTATACGAGTGTTACAGTGCCGGTGGTAATCATCCCCGGGATAACGTCCCTTTCTTTCGCTAGGCGCATCTCAAGCTCTTCTATGCGGCTGTTGACTGCAACGCCTCGCAAACGTGAGAGAGATGATCCGTTTTGTTTTGTTTGGTATTGCTGGTTTTGAAAGGCTTCGTTGATTAGTTCTTCTTTGATTACAAAGGTGGGTTTGCTACCTACTGCGTCACAGTAGTCTGCCCATTCGTCCTGCATTTCTATCCCCTTTTTGTTGTGGTGAAAGCTCTCAACTCTGAACGACTTTGGCCGATCTGTCAACAAAGTTATATAAAGGTTTGCAAAGTTTTAAAAAGTTTTGTAGACTGCAAGCTCAATCAAATGAAGGAGGCAGTATGACTACGTTAATAGAAAAGCTTCTTGAAGTTCAACAGGAGCTATCTCACGCCAAAGCAGAATCAGTAAACCCTCACTTTAAAAGTAGCTACGTTAACTTTGAAAATCTTTGGGACTATGCCAAGGAAGCTTTGAATGGGCACGGCATAATGATCCAGCAGATTAGCCATGAGTGTGAGGTGGGCGCTTGTATCGAGACTGTCCTTTATGGGCATGGTGAGCACCTATCAACTGGCAAGATGATTGTTCGGGCAGACAAGCCAACAGCACAGGCGTTCGGCAGTGCAGTTACCTATGCAAAGCGTTACAGCCTATCAATGGCATTAGGTATCGGAGCTGACAAAGACGACGATGCTAACAACGCAACATCCGGTGCGAAGCGCGGATGGTAACCGGTGAAGAAGAATTCCTTGCGTACATGAAAGTAATACGTGAGGAGTTCGATTTTATTGCCCAAGTCAAAAGCGCAGTGGCTAACGAAGAGTGGGAGACACTGCGGTGCATCATAGAAGAGACGCCAAATGAGGTAAAGGAGGCTTTGAATCTGGCGCAATCAAAAGGTGGTGTATTTACCACCTATGAAAATCAAGTAATGAAAACCAACCCGTTGAGGAGATGTTATGAGTGATCAAAAAGTTTTTGTAGATGGCCTGCTGGTTAAACTACCCGATGACAATGCCCCAGACTTTGTAAAGCTAAAGCTGTCAATTAAGCTCGATGAGTTTGGCCCTTGGGTTGCCGCTCGCAAGAAGGCAGACCCAGATTCAGAGTGGATGAACATTGAAATCAAAGAAGGTCGATCAGGCAAATGGTATGCTGAGTTGAATACTTGGAAGCCAAGCGCTGATCAATCCGCTCAACAGCCGGCACGACAGCCAGCTCCTGCGCCAACTGAAGATATCCCTTGGTGAGAAGGCGCTCCTACGCCTATTGCCCCGCCTAACCCCGCGGGGCTTTTTTTAAACGGAGAATTAAATGAAAGATCAGACTGAATACTTGTACTACCGCGACCTGTTCCACATCTTCAAGGCGTATACGTCGCCGAAGTTAATCAAGGTGTTGGATGCTCAAGGCATTAAGTATTTCACTGACGCTAAAGGCAAGCCCTTTACAACTAGGGCTGCCATTGAGGGGGCTTTGAGCGAAGAAGCTAAGGAAACTGCTTAGGCTCTAGGCCTAATCGTTATCCTACTAACCTCTCCGTCTTCAGCGTCGTATGTGATGACCTTTGCGCCTCGCTGGGACATAAGCCCCAAACGA